CATTTAAAAGTCCTGGAGAAATAAGAAAATGCAAATGGTGTGATAAGCCTGCTAAAAAATATTATATTGGAACTAGATTTAAAGGATATCGTGCAACTTGTGGCAGTGAAGAGTGTTTGAAAAAAGCTTATCATGATAAAAATATTAAACAAAAGAAAAGATTTAACCAATTAAGAAAATGTGAGATATGTGGTAATGAATATATTGCTAATTCAACAAGCTGTAGGTGGTGTAAAGAGTGCATACCAAATAAACATTCAGCAACTATTTATGTAAGATATAAACTATTACCAAAAGAAGAAAAAGAATTAAAAGAAAAATATAATGGAATATGTCCTATATGCAATAAAAGAAAAGCAAGTGCAATAGACCATGATCATAAAACAGGTAAAGTGCGAGGATATATATGTAATAAGTGTAATATGGGATTACATTATATTGAAGATAAGGAATTAAGCAATAATATGAATAGATATTTGAAGGGAGAGATGTAAAATGCCGTATGTTAGTGAGGCACAAAGAAAATTTTTTAATGCAAATAAAGATAAATTAGGGAAGAAAATGGTAGAGCATTGGAATAAGGAAACTGGTAATAAGAAGTTACCTAAAAGAGCAAAGAAAGGTAAATAATGAAAGAATATGCTTTATATAGAGATGATGATTTTATATGTATAGGTACATTAAAGGAAATAGCAAAGTATTTAGGTGTTACCTACAATAGTATAAAAACATTTAAAGCTAAACCATATAGATATAAGTATATATTTATAGAATTAGATGATTAAAAGGAAGTGATAGTGTGGCTAATGAACAAAACTTAATACCAAATAGTGAGAGAACTCCCGAACAACTCCGAGAGCAAACAAGAAAGGGTGGTATTCGTTCAGGTGAAGTTAGAAGAGAAAAGGCTTCATTTAAAAATGCTATAAAATGGCTTATAGAAAGTGATATAAAAATAGATAAAGGCAATCTATATGAATCGTTTAAAAAGTCTGGTATAGATATATCTAAGTTAAATACAACTCAATTAGCAACATTAGGATTATGGAGTGGAGCAGTACAAGGTAATGCAACTAACTATAAAACATTAATGGAAGCTAACGAAGAAATACAAACTGATACAGAAACACCAAGTATTAATATAAATATAGTAGACAACTCTAATTTAGAAAAGGTAATGTATTCTGAGAATGAAGATAATAATACCGAAGATACCACCGACAATAAATAAATACATAGGTAGAAGTAATATATGGGAATATCAAAAGGATAAAAAAGAGTATCATAAAATAGTAAAACTAAGCACGATAGGAATAAATCCTAAGTATGAAAAATGCAAAATAAAAGTAACATACTATTTTAAAGATAAAAGAAGGCACGATCCATCTAATTATGACAAGTTCTTACTAGATGGATTAGTAGAAGCAAACATAATAAAAGATGATAATTATGATGTAATAGAAGAATACATAACAATAGGAGAATATGATAAAACGAATCCAAGAGTGGAGGTAGAAATAAATGAAAATTAATTGGGAACAATGGTCTAATTTAAGAGGCAAGTTAAGAGATATAGGAGAAGATTTGTTTGATACTAGAAGTAAAACTATTGATATTAATTGCAAAATAGACCAAATACTAAGAAACCAACAAGAAGAATTATGTAAAGCACATGGATTAGTTGTTTTATATAATGGAGTAACAGATGTTAAAGTATATGAGCATGGTGAAGATATAACAAAAGGAATAACAAGCATAACAATAAGACCTGATAGACCACCAGTAATAGAATATGAAAAAGTGATTACTGATGAAAAAGATTAACTTTAATGATCTAAATGAAAGAAATGAATATTCTTTAACAAACTTTATAGGAGGATTAGAAATGGAATTTATAAAAAAGGGTAATAACTATTTAATTAAAAATAGTAATGGTAGAATAGTATCTGAAAAAGAAAAGTTACAATTAGAAAAAAATGAATTGATATTAGAAGATATTAAGTCAAATGTTTGTCAAGAAAAAACTACAAAGAAGATAAGCAAGATAAATAAGAAATTAAAAAAGACAACAGATGATACTATCAAAGAAGCAGATAAGACTGTTTAATGATATAATAAGTCCAAATGTTAATAATATAAGTGTACTTGGTTCTACTCAAAGTGGCAAAACATATGACATTTGTGGAGCATTAATACAGTATGCTAATAAACTTAATCAATATGAAAAAGAACAAAGAAAACAAGAAGGTTATATACCTAGAGAATATAATGGTGCTATTATAGGATGGACTACTGATACAGTTAAGTCTAATATAGTAGACAATCTAGAAAATATATTAAAAAAAGAATATCATTTCACTAATGGAAAAGAATATGTACTAAAGTTCGGACAACAAGATAAATACTTAGAAATATACAATATGAGATTTTACTTCTTTGGGTTTAATAACAAACTATCGTTTAATAGGATATTAGGTAAGCCCTTAATATTTGTATGGGTAGATGAAGCAGCAAGAATATACGAAGGTCAACTAATGGAATCGTTTGATGAGATACCAGGTAGACAAATGAGTTTTGCAGGACATCCATATTACAAAAGAATAGATAGTTTTAATGTTGAGGGTAATGAAAATCATCCATACAAGATAAGATATATAGATACAACAGACTGGGTTAAGTATGTATTCTATCCTTATGATAATCCTGTACTAGATACAGAAGAAAAGATAAGAGAAGCAGTTAATGCTTTTCCACCAGGTTCATTAAGAGAACAAAAAGTTTTTAATAAGTGGGTAATTGCAGAAGGTAGGGTATTTACTCAAATAAACAAATTAAGTACTTTAGATGGCTTTATAATTAGGGAAATAGGCATAGGTTGTGATTATGGTTCAGTAAATCCTACAACATTTGTACCTATTGCCTTATGTTATCATCAAGAAAGTAGAAAATGGGTAATAGTAAGATTAGAGATATATTATCATGATCCATCAGTAGAGGGAGATACACCTACAACAGAATACTATTCATTTCAGTTCAGGATGTTTCTAGCTTACTTAAAAGATAAGTACCCTAATATACCTATATCAGAGTTTGTAATAGATAGTGAAGCAGCACATTTTGATAATAGACTAACAGTAGACAAAATACCACATAGCATATCAAAAAAAGGTGCTGGTTCAGTAGATAGAGATAATCAATATATACAATCACTATTTTATAAAGGATATTTATATGTATTAGAAAAACCTAGTATAAGATACTTTACTAATGATGGACACTATCAAGAAAGTGTTAAGGATGAAGGATTAATTGAATTAGAGGGTTATAGATACGATAAGTTAAGAAGTCAAAAAGAAGGAACTAACTGTTATGTTAAGGATAGAGACCATAGTATTGATGGTTTAAGATATGTAACCCGTCTCTTTGCGGACACAGGTAGGGCACCAATTACTTAGTTGATGGGAGCAGTTATATGTTGTATAATTATATAAAGGAGATGAATATATGAAAATACAATATATAGAAAAAACAAAAATAGCATATTTTAATGGATACAGATTTACAAAAGATGATAAAACAGGATATTATTTAAGTTCAAGCAAAATAGAAGGACATAGAAAAAGATTACACAGATATATATGGGAATATTACAATGGAAAAATACCAAAAGGATATAATATACACCACAAAGACCATAATAAAGATAATAATGAACTTGATAATTTAGAATTATTGAGTGCAAGTGAACACAAAAAAATACATGCAAAAGAATTAACAGAAGAGCAAATACAAAAATTTAAAAATAATTTAGAAAAAAAAGCCAGACCAAAAGCAATTGAATGGCACAAATCACAAAAAGGGAAAGAGTGGCATAAAAAACAATATAAAATTAGTTTAGGTGCAATGAAGAAAGAAAAGTTTATATGTGAATATTGTGGTAAAGAATACGAAACATACAAAAACGGAAAGAATAAATTTTGCTCTGAAAAATGTATGTCAGCATATAGAAGAAAAAGTGGTGTAGATAACATACAAAGAAATTGTATAGTTTGTAATAAGCCTTTTACTTGTAATAAATATTCTAAAATAACAAAATGTATAGATTGTACTCCAGAAAGATATAAGGCAATAAGGAGAAAAATTGAAAATTAAATGCAAAAAATCTAATAGGTTCTTATGTGAAGTAAACATAGAACAATATTTGGCTAATTTAGAAGAGTTAGGAATAAGTCAACAGATACCTTTAGAAATAACAATTCCATGTAGGAGTTGTAAAGAAATTGAAACTTATGAAATTTATAACACTCACTATGCCTTTAAAAATAAGGAAAAAGGCAAAAAATAAAATATTGCACAATTGTTCGTTTTATGGTATAATTATATTGTAGAATTGAAGTGCAATATTGGGCTTAACAGTCGCAATGGGAGGCACATACCGAGAAAGGTGTGTGTCTTTTTATGTTGAATAAAGACAAAAAGTGGACAGTTTATTTATTTTATAACGGTATATGTATTAAAAAATATAAAGCAAATAGTCAAGAAGAAATTAATACTATGTTTGTAAGAGTATACGGACATAAAAGATTATTTGGTAAATGGATCGTAGGATTAATGGTAACTCCTACAAAACTATTAAAGACAGACAAAGAACAAAAAAAAACATACTGGGGAGTAGTGTTTGAGAAGGGAGTTGAAATTTAATGGAAGGAAGAATTAGAGATAGTTATTTATTACAGTCTCCTTTTATCAAAATTAAAGCAAAAGTAACAATGCCAGGTACAACTAATGGTATGCCTAACATAAGAGAAGAAGATAGATTTGTAATAGCACCTTCTGCTAAGAAAATAGCAACATACATAAGAAATCAATTATTTGGTAGTGATTTAGTAACACAAACAGAAGGATTAGATATAAATTGGTTAATGCCTACACTAGGAAAAGCATTAGAAGAATCTATTTATGATAAAGAGGCATTTATATATATACATAAGTTTGATAACAAAGTATATCTAGAATGTTTAAGAAAATGCCAAATACATAACTTAGTACAGAAATATGACAAAGTAATTAGTTGTGATATAATCCAAGATTTTGATGGAGAAGAAGCTGATTATAGTCTAGAAAGACATATTGACATAAAAGGTGATGGAACATCTACAATTCAATTTAGAGCATTTGAAAAGAAGAAAAAAGATAATAAATGGTTGCCAATGCCATTATGGAAGTTTAATCAAATAACTGGTAATGAGTACAAAGATATATACAATTTACCTTATGAACCAATTATCAATATAGACATTGGACAAGACTTCTTTAAAGATAGTGAAAAACTAATTAATCAAGAAATGAATATCTTAAATGTATTTGCAGAAGAAATAGAAAAGACTAAAACAAGAATAGTAACAACTCAGCATTATCAAACAGGAGATATAGCAGGTAATTGGAGACCATCTTCTAATAT